TAATAACGATGTGTTTGATATTGAAGTGAATAATAAACATCAATATAATGGTAATGGTATTATTAATCATAATTCAAATCTTAAGCAAGTTGAATGTTGGACACGTAAACTTCCTATTGTTTGTAGTGATATTCCACCATATAATATTCATGGTAAACATATGGAGAATTGTGTATTGATTCGTTCCGAAAAAAATGCACACAAATATTGGAAGAAATATTTGAAACAATTAATATTAGATGCAGATTTAAGAAAGCGTTTAGGTGAACAATTATATGAAGATTTTAAAGAAAAATATGATCTTGCAAATGTAACAAAAAAGCGTGCAGAATTCTATAAATCTGTGGTCATGAAGGGGTTGGAAGTACAATAATTTAGTGATAGTTATTAGTATTGCGTTATTCAATACTGAAATAGATTTTTAATATGGTTAAAAGTATTTATATTAAAAATGAAATACAATAAAAAAATTTTTATTGAAAAAGCATTGATTAAACATGATGGTAAATATGATTATTCATTAGTTAAATATGTGAATAGTCAAACAAAAGTTAAAATTATTTGTTCTAAACATGGTATTTTTGAACAAACACCATCTATGCATTTATTAAGAAATGGTTGTCCATTATGTGGTAATGAACAAAAAAGTATTACAAAATTAAAAGATTTAAATTGGTTTATGGATAGAGCAATGTTAGTACATAATAATAGATATGATTATTCATTAGTTAAATATGTGAATAGTCAAACAAAAGTTAAAATTATTTGTTCTAAACATGGTATTTTTGAACAACAAGTTAATTCACATCTAAATGGTAGAGGTTGTTTTAAATGTGGTATTGAGTTAAAAAACAATAAAAATTCATCAAATAAAATAGATTTTATTATTAATGCAACAAAAATTCATGGAAATAAATATGATTATTCTAATGTTAATTATTTAAATAATAAAACAAAAGTTAAAATTATTTGTTCTAAACATGGAATTTTCGAACAAACACCGAATGCACATCTTTCTGGCAAACAAGGGTGTCCTTATTGTAAGGAAAGTAAAGGTGAAATGATTATTAGAAATATACTAGAATATAATCAAATTAATTATAAATATGAAAAAAATTTTAATAATTGTAAAAATCTTGATTACTTATATTATGATTTTTATATCCCTGAACAAAATTTATTAATTGAGTTCGATGGTATTCAACATTATAAACCAATTAAATATTTTGGAGGTATGAATGGTTTGATTGAACAACAGTATCGTGATAAAATAAAAAACGAATATGCATTAAAAAATAATATTAATTTAATTAGAATTAAATATAATCGAATTAATAATATTGAAAACATACTAAGAAATGAAAAAATTATTAAATAATATTTTATTATGGATTTATCTGAAATTTCGGTCAATAATAATGATGATATCGTTATCATTATATCAAACTGAAATCGAAATATTAAAAGCCAATCCTAATGATTTAAATGAAAGAAATAATCATACTCAAAGAATGCGTTCCAGAAATCAGTTACTTGAGAAATTTTATGCTGGACAAACTGATGAAAAGTATGTTCAGGATTATTATGAAGTTCTTAAGAAAGCCGATAAATTCATTAGAACCGCAACACCACATCAAATGGCTATTGCTGCTGATAAATATGGAACAAATTATGGAATGAAAGATCGTTATGGTAGACGATATGAACATTATGGATTTTTTGATGATAAACATAAACATACTGGCAAAACACTTGGTGAAGTGTTGGTTTTGGAATTTGAAGAAAGACGCACAAAAGATGATGATTTAGAAATAATGTATATTTTTAATAATAAACCAATTGAAGTTGGTTTATCGCAAGTCATGGATGTTGTTGAAAAAAAAGAAAATAGTCTTGATGAATATGAAGTTGTTGATATGGAAAAGAAATCAAAACAATTTCAATTTCCAATTAAGATTATACGTGAAAAAAAAGATACAATAAATAAAATTGAGGAATTATCAGAGTTCTTACATATAAAAAAGATTGGTTTTGAGTACAGACAATTAGAATTTTTTATACCTTTGAAGTTCAGAACATCTGAACATGATGAAGATTCTGATATATTTAAACAAATTATTGATATTCAACAAGCATTTATTTGTGATGAATATGGTGAATTAATTGGATTTAGCATTAATAAATATATAAAAAGAATAAAATATAACGATACTCATGATGTACTTAAATTCGATGGAATTGAGATGCAGACCATGGGTGCACAATATTAAAATTATAAAAAATGAGTGATTTTTTAGATAATCTTAAAAAAGCAGCAGATAATGAAGAATTCAATTCAGAAGCAGCGAAAAAAATACTTGAAATTAATGAATTGGCTGATAAAAAAATTGGTTCTGGGTCATCAGAAGACCTTGAGAAATTAAAAGAAAGTCTTGAAAAACGTCAAGAAGAAGTGATGATTGAACCAATTAGTGAAAAAAAGGCTGTCGAAGCCAATACCGAGTATGAGGTAAAAATGGCACAATTTAAAAAATTAGATGCAGTCAATAATCAACTTGCAACATTAATTGAAATCGAAGATATGGTGAAATTGAGTATTGCTGATATGATGGGTCATGTTGAGGAACTTGAAGATAAATTCAAAAAAGAATTTGAAATTAAAAACTCAATGTTTGATGATTTATCACAGAAAATTAAAGAAATTAAATCTAAATATAAATCTTAAATTAAAACAAATTTTATGGCAAAAATTGAAAAAGCGTCTGAAGACGTAGTAAATCTCTTTAGTGAGATTAGTGATAAGACAAGTATTCCGCATTGGATTCAGTTTGAAGTTCTGTGTAATAATACTCAGAAAGAACTTTATAAGATAACTAAGGCAAATGATGTTCTTGAAATCTTGGCTGGTGGTGTTAATTTCGTTGTAGTATTTAATGAAGAAATTCTGGATGAATTACCTGCTGATCTGCAAGAAATGGCAATTATTGAAGCCGTTGCAGGTGTTAGTGTGAGTGATAGTGATACAGTGTCACTTGAAAAACCAGATTTTAACACCCATACAGGCGTTTTACAGAAGTATGGCGACCAATCAGTTATCCAGTTGCATGAATCAATTAAAAGTCTTTTTGACGCTAAAAAGCAGCGTGAGGACGAAGAGAAGGCAGCAACTAAAGGTAAACGTGGTAGGAAACAAAACCAATAAAACATGGTTTAGATATTATTTAAAAGAATCCTGACAGTTATTTGTCGGGATTTTTTGTTTATAAGTATTTATAGGAAATCAATAATAATGAATTCATATAATATTACATATCCTTTTAAGGATAATAATGAAACAAGAAGTTTTATTCAGATGAATCAAGTAAGTAAAGATTCATACAGTTCTAACCTATTGTTATTATTATTAACACAAAGAGGTGAAAGATATTATGAATCAGATTATGGTACGAATTTATTGAAATATATTTTCGAACCCAATGACCAATTAACAGCATCGGATGTTGAGGAAGAAATTAAAAATACGGTAGCATTATATATTCCTAAAGTAAAAATTACATCGGTAACATTTAATTGGGATAATGATGATACTGGACAACCTATACCAGAAACTCAATTAAATGTTAATGTTAAATTCGTATATACTGAAGGTTCATTAACAGAACAAGGTAATGTAGATTTAAACTTTTAATAAAAAATGGCAACAGAAACAGAAACAACAAATTTAGTTCAATACGGAAGTAGAACTTTTGGAGAAATTAGAACAGACCTAATTTCATTAATTAGACAAATGTATCCTGAAGTCCTTAGTGATTTCACTGATTCAAGTGTTGGTGCGATGCTTATCGATTTAAATGCTGGTGTTACTAACAATCTTAGTGTTAATACCGATAGAGCATTTCAAGAAACTCAATTAGAATACGCTCAACAAAGAGCAAGTATTCTGAACATCGCAAAGAATATGGGATTCAATATTCCAGCAAGAAGACCGTCTGTTACTGTTGTTGATTTTAGTGTTATTGTTCCTGTCCTTGGAAATGCCCCTAATTCTACATATTATCCCGTACTAGATGCAGGTGCACAAGTACTTGGTGGTGGTAAAACATTTGAAACCCAATATAATATAGATTGGAATAGTGGTCTTAGTAGTCTTGGTGATCCTAATCGTAGTATTATACCAATTTTAAATTCAAATGGTATTCCAGAAACATATACAATTACGAAAAGAGAAGTTGTTATAAATGGTGGAACAAGTATCTATAAAAAGATAATTAATACTAATGATGTTAGATCATTTTTCACATTAACACTACCTGATCCAGATGTTATTGAGATTGAGAATATTTATTTGATAGAGGGTACTAATTGGAGCACAAATCCAACAGCAGATGAATATTATCTATATGGTGAAAGATATTATGAGGTTGATTATTTAGCACAACAACGTGTTTTTCTTGAAGATAGTGCGAGTTCATCTACAAATACTACAACTAATGATATTAAAGCAGCACGATGGGTTGATGTTACGAAAAAATTCATAAAAGAATATACACCCAAGGGTTTTTGTAAATTAACGTTTGGTTCTGGTGATTCGGATGTTAATGCGTTTAAAGACGGACTATTAAAAGAAGGTGTTAGTAATCGTTATTTCCTTGAAAATTTTTTAAATAATACGGCTCTTGGTGAAAAATTAAAAGCCAATTATACTTTATTTGTTAAATATAGAACTGGTGGTGGAATTGCTTCTAATATTGGTTCAAATGTATTAACACAACTTGGTTCATATACTTTGAAAGTAACTGGTAGTCGTCAGGATTTAAACCAACAAGTTCAAAGAAGTTTACAAATAACGAATCCGATTCCAGCAATTGGTGGTAATGATGGTTTGAGTACAGAACAAATCAGACAATTAATTAAATATAATTTTAGTTCACAACAAAGAGATGTTACACTTACCGATTATCTGTTGCAGGTATATAAGATGCCCGGGGAGTATGGTTCACCATTTCGTGCAAACGCATTTAAAATAAACAATAAAGTACTTATTTCGATTTTGGGAATCGAAGATACTGGTAAATTATCAAATACCAGTAATTCGTTGTTGAAAACAAATATTGCTGAATACTTGACA